GTTTGATGGGACTGCGTGTTATAGAAATTTAATACCATTTGTAAAGTTACTCAACTTATAATGAGTAGAGCTTTTTCCTGCGCAACTCAGCTCTTTAAAGTAAGAAGTTGCACAATCTTGCTAACATATCAAGGTTAAAACATATGAGAACCCGCTTACTATTTCAGGCGTCGGTACACCAGATTTTGACTTCACAGAAAGTTGTGATAGGGACTCGACCGAATATCGAGCGCAACCTACGACATTGGCATAGGGATGAGATGTCCCCTTTATTCAAGTACGTGATCATTATGGCCATGTACGAGAAGGCACCAGAGATGGTTCCTTGCGGTTTAGTCGCCCGCGAAAACTCCAAAACCAAGAAGAACACTCCAGTTCTAACTCGCGCTGTTCGCAACAGCGTCAAACAAGCAGTGCTTACGCACAACCAAAAGACACTCGAGCTTGCCGGAGCGCAGCGCTCCAAGCCTCTCAAGGGTGGCGACAGCATTGCATGCGCTCGCCAAGAAATCCACACCACAGGGCAATCACGCCTCAAGGTCAAGAAGCTGCCCGAGGTGCGTCGTTGGCACAATGCTAAGAAGAAGACGACCACAGAATACAAGGACAAGATCAAACAACGCTATGAGCGATCCGAGCGTGTTGATTTTGGCTACGAAGGGTGGTTTGACACCACGTTCACACACGTTGTCTCCGCAGATAAAGAAGCGTTCGAGAGTGTGGTCGTCACGACGCTGTCACACCTTCGCGACAGTATCAACAGTAACAAGAGTTTGCTCGAGATGGCATTGGGAGTCAATGCCGAGCAATTCTTTAAATACCTGTTCGCTGCTGTCTGCGTCGTTGTGGCTGGTGTCTTCGCATATTGTTCATGCACTACAGGGTCATGGCTCGCCGCAATTCTTGCTGGCTTGAGCGGCCTTGCAGGTCTGTATTGTCTTAAGGAGGACATGTTCCAGTATGCACGCACCTTGGCGTTGGAATATGCACAGGAGAAGTATGGATGGACAGACAATGTCCCAGAAGAGCCCACGAAGGAAGAGCTCGACGCAATGATTGCTGACTTCATGAAGGAACCCGAGATCAAACACGAGTCAGGTAACTGGCTTTTCCGCGCAGGTTCTTCAATCTTCGGCGAGATCTTGCAAGCGATTCTCGTTGGGGGTGTTGGCGTGGCCGTGTGCGGTAAGAACAAGAGCTTCGTTGAGGCTGTCTCGCGCATTCCGAACGTCGCAAGCGGTATCAGCACCTTGATTGACATGTTGCTCAAATGGATTGCAACTATGTGTGATGAGATCTTTGGCACCAACGCCAAGGATTACTTCTCAGCGAACAAAGAGCTTGACAACTGGGCCAAGGTCGTCATGGACACAGCTCAGCAGTTTGATGATGGGAAGCTTAAACCCGATCCGACATCGAGCACATACGTGTGTTCTTTGATGCAAACGGGCAGGCAGATGCTCGTCGACAAGCTCGTGACGACACCTGCTGGAATGCAGCTGTTCAGAGCATGTCAGAGAGAGCTTGAGCGTCTTCAGCTCTCATTCGCCAAGCAGGGGCTCGGGTCGGAGACCAAACCGGAGGCATATGGCGTCTTGCTTCTCGGTGAGTCCGGTGTCGGCAAGTCGCTCACGACGCAGTGGCTTATGAAGATGATCGGTGTGCGTACCATGTCCAAAGAGAGGCGCGAAGCGTTCATGCAGGACTTCCATTCGGAGGTATACGCTTGCTGCCCTGAGGAGGAGCATTGGAATGGATATTCGAATCAATACTTCACGGTCATTGACGACCTTGGACAGCAGGTCCCCGCTCCAGGTGCACCAACAGAAGGCATCAAGGTCATTCGCATGATCAACTCCAACACAATGAAACTCAACATGGCTGCTCTACACGAGAAGGGGAAAGTCTCCTTTGGGTCTGAGTGGGTCTTTGGGTCGACCAACAAATACGCATTCTGGGATTTGAACATCGTCCAACCAGAGGCGTTTTTGAGACGTTGGAATTGCATCGCTATCATGGCACCGCGAAAGGAGTATTGCACGGAGAAGACTCGGGACGGGTTTCTGCGCGACAGGAGACTTGACATGACCAAAGTTGGCCACAAGTTCAATGATGAGGTCGCAGAGTTCCACATACAGCGCATCGCTGATCCACAACAGCAGACCTTCCAGACTGTAGAGATCCTATCTTTCCGGGAACTGGAGGACAAGCTTGTCGCGGATTACAAGGCAAGACGCGCTGGGCACGAGGAGATGCTCATCAGCGTCAATGCAGAGATGCGCAAGAGGCTCGAGGAAGTTGAGTCGGAGGAGTGCGCCATCAAGCATGAAGGTCGCATTGGGGACGCACTCGCATACACTCGCAAGATTGTTTCAAGCGGGTATGAGAAGCTCTGCGCTTTGCTTCCTTCCACGCCCACCACCAGGATGCGCAAGTTGTATTCGGCCTTTAAGGGGAGCGTTGCCTCAGGGTACGCAAGCCTTGTGGGCCTGCGCATGTCCCGCGCACATTGCATGATCGCGATATCCGTCCTTGCACTTGTGCTTGTGGCGGTGATTCCCCCAGCTGTTAAGAACATCAAGGGTATGATGGAGAAGATGAACATACCTGGCTTCAACAAGGGGAAGGAGGTGGTTTTCGAGGACTTTGATAAGTTCATGAAATTCTGTCTCGAGGATCAGCAGGCGTTCTTGCGCAAGAACATTATCGCGATCACAGAACCTACACCAGACGGTGTCAAAAGGATGCGTGCTGTGGTCGATTCGCATGTGCGCAAGTATGGGTACAGTAGGTACGAGAGGGTCCACACTGACAAGAGAGTGGGCATCTACAAAGGGCGCGTGTATGAGTCGAACATATTCGCGCGTCCGCTTGCATATTCTGAGTTCGGTACGAAGTATGTCAATGGTATTTTTCAGCGTAGTGTGTATCATATGTTTAGTAGTAGACAGGACAAGGAGAAGGACTCCTCTGGTGGCACCGTGCTGATGGTCAAGGGGGCGATGATGCTAATCAACAAGCACTTCATCGACCAGATGCGCGCGTCTGTCCACAATGGTACGTCACCGAAAGACACGGTCCATTTCGTGCCACATGGGCGGCCTGACAAGGTCGTTGAGATACCGCTGTCCCATCTCATCGACCCGTCTAACATATCTGGCGGGTACGACGGCGAGGATGCAGTTATCGTGAACTGCTCGCCATACATGGAGGCACATCGCGACATTGTCAATAAGTTTGTGTCAAACAGCCAAGTCGAGCGCATGCGCGATCATTGCTTCTCGGTGTACACGCCTGACAACCCTCGGAGCATGAGACAACACGACGTCGTCGGTCATTTTGCGCCAACGGTGAACATTGGCCCCAACGTGCACAAGGGCATGTTTTGGTACAACGCACCGACCGTTGATGGAGATTGTGGCGGTTTGCTCATTGAGACAGAGGATCGTGATTCTCAGTCGCGGATAGTGGGCATTCACGCAGCTGGTGAGCAAATACAGTCCGCATCCAAGATGGCTTTCGCACAGAAGATCAGCCGAGAGACCATCCAAGAGTGGTTGAGCAAGTGGGACGATATCGTGGTCGCGAGGGTAACAGAAACCCTCGACTTCGAATCAAGCACTTTCATGGGTCTGAATGTCGTTCGGACGGACACGAAGTCCAACGTCGTCATGACCAAGAATCCGCTTGTCCCAAGTTACATGCACGGATGGGCAGGGCCGCCGACACGCGTGCCAGCGGTCCTCCACCCATACACCAACTCTCAAGGTGTCAAACAGCATCCGCTGGCCAACGCGCTCCTCAAAGAATCGTCCAACAACATTCCCATCGATGTTCAAGACGTCGCAGCTGCCGTGCTCAGCGTCACGCGCGCAGTTATGCCGGTGATGCGCAACCGCGGGCGCATACTCACAAACGAGGAGTCTGTACTCGGGTTTCAAGCGCTCCCGGCACTCAGGCGCAACACATCCGCTGGTTATTACGGTCTGCACAATCCGACCGTTGGACCATGCAAGCACGGTGCACTCGGGCGCGACGGCGATTACACCATGGACACGCCAGAAGTGCAGAAGCTGTTCAGTGACATGGACGCTGCTTGGGAGGATATGAAGAAGGGCATACCTATGGATTCCCCCCACCTCGTCTTCCTCAAACCAGAGAAGAGATCTCTGGAGAAAGTCGAGAACGGCAACGTCAGGTGCGTCAAAGCATCATCGATGGACGAGGCAGCGATGATTCGTAAGGTGTTTGGAGCGTTAGTGTCTGATCTGACGTCCGCACCTATCGTCGCAGGACCGTGCATTGGCATGAACCCACTCGGGGGAGACTGGGATTTCTTGCAAAAGCACATTACCGCACGCGGGCCAGATGTGTTTGCGGGGGATTTCAAGGGCTTCGATCAGAGTCAGAGTGGTCAGCTGCTACGCGCTGTCATGGACATACTCATCAATCTTGCTGGTCACGAGGACCCCGATGTCAAGATGGTCGAGAAATGCATCACCGAAAGCCTTGCAGCACCACGCTGCATGATAGGCAATCTTGTGTACCAGAACGACCATGGCTTGCCGTCGGGCAACCCCCTCACCTCTATCATGAACTCGCTTTTCGTCATGTTGGTCTTCCGGCTAGCTTGGCTCACGATTATGCGAGAGAGCGATGAGACACGCATGGCTTGTCTCAAGAGGTTTGACGAAAGTGTCACGCTTGTTGTCTATGGGGACGATCACGTGGTGAACGCGAGCACGGAGGTGCTCCAGCGGTTCAATCAGCACAGCCTCATGGAGGCGTTCCCGAAGATTGGTCTCACTTACACGAGTGATGACAAGGACGACAAGGAACCACCCAAGTACCGCAAGCTCAGCGAGGTGACCTTTCTCAAGAGGTCTTTCCGCTTTGAGCCGCGTCTTGGAAAGTATGTGGCCCCGTTGGACTTGCAGACCTTACAAGAGGTCTGCTACTATACCAACAAGCAAGGGTCGCGTGAGCAGATCACGAGGGATAACGTTGAGAGGACGTTTCGTGAGTTAGCTCTCCATGGCCAAGAGGTGTACGACGTGGTAGGTGAGCTGTTGGAGAAAGAGCATAACAAGAGAGCTCCTATGCCGACGGTGCGCCCGCCCTTTTCCGTAGCACTTGAGGAAGTGTACGGGCAGTTACCTCTGTTTTTACCTGCACAGTGTTGACTGTGCGTTCGTCTGGGCAGACGTTAAACACCCGCTATCGTCTGGGTAGACGTTAAACACCCGCTCACACTCTCTCTGGTTACCGCAGTTGATAGACCCAATGCTCAGCCTAAACTTGATATTGTTGGCTTTGAGAGTGAATAGACTTGGTTATTTAACCTTACCGGACCAGGGTAGTCTTTAACACCCAGGCCAGCTGAGTTGGCAGTGATGCACTGGTTCTTGCCCACTGCCGAGAACATTGAACTACTAGCACTGAAGATGATACACATCACAACATCACACCCAGTGACACAGATTACAAGCATGCTACGACTTCTTTTGCCGCTGATGCGGCTGCTAAGGAGTCTACGCCACAACACATGGGCAAGACAAACGACATAGAGATCTTGCGATCTCCTGATTGGTCTAAGCTTGCAATCCATGATTTGTTGTCACAACCGGTCATCATAGCTTCAGGGACAGTTGCTGAGGGCGATCCACTTAATTTGGAAGTTACGCCATATCGATCGCTTCTCAACGCATCACCATTCCACGTCGACAAATTGCGTGGTTATATGGGATTGCGAGCAACAATAGTGTGGAGATTAATCGTTAACGCCGACAAATTTACGTCAGGACGCATAGTTTTATCCTACCAGCCAGTTAACAAGTATTTTGTCGAGAGGCGATCCAATTTCCAGCACTTGTCGCAACTTCATAAAGTCGAGCTTGACCTTAACACAGAGACTGAAGTTGCACTTAGGGTCCCCCATCGGGGGCCATACACCCACTTTGACATAACGCAAGGGATTAACGATCCCGGAGTGGGTAGGCTTACTAAATATCTCTTTCACTTGGGAAATCCCTTCACATACACATTGTACGCCTCATTAGAAGACATCGACCTTCTTGGCCCTACGGCCAGGAACACGGTCGCGTATCAGGGTACATTAGAGATTGAAGAACAGAAAGATAAGCCTATATCTAGCAAGCTGAATAAGCTTACCTCCATAGCGGCCACTTTGGGTGCAGTGCCCATACTTACACCCATTTGTGAGCCTTTAGCGTGGGCCTCAGGCGTTGCCGCTGGGGTCGCATCAGCCTTCGGTTATTCGCGACCACCAACCACGACTACGCCAGAGGTCTACATTAGACGAGAGGCAGCTAAGTTGAACCAAACAGACGGTACAGACTATGCTGACCCCATGGCCATGACTACGACGAACACGGTTAAGCGCACAGATCAGATTGGCCTTACAGAAGCAGATGAAATGTCTATGGCCTATTTGCACGGGATTAAAACAGCTCTATTTCGCAGATTTTGGAGCATCAATGAGCCTACGGGTTCTCGCTTGTTAACATTCCCACTGTGCCCCTGGGCTATGAAAGCGCAGTCAGAGATTGGCGACGCTCTGGTGTTCAGCCCTATGGCTTACACTGCCAATGTCTTCCAGAAGTACAGAGGCAGCATCGGTATCACCATTGACATTGCCAAGACAGTGTTTCACACCGGGCGTCTGCTGGTTGTGTTCGAACCGATGAATCCAGAAGGCAATGTTGTTATTGGCCCCAGGGTGAACACGTTGCAGGACACAATCAATTGCCACCGTGACATTATAGATGTTCGGAAAGGCAACTCATTTACGCTCAAATTCCCATTCACGTCCACCACACCGTATTTGGATTGTGAGAGACAGTATGGCTATGTGCACATCTTTGTGCTCAACGCCTTAGTCACTAATGCCACATCCTTACCTACGTTCGCAGCAATTGGTGTTAAAGCTTTCGCTTGCGAGGACATGGAGTTTATGGGACCATCAAAGCCCAGGTATTGGCCATACCTTCCGACAAACGGCACGACCACAGCCACTCCAGTTGACGACGCCCAAACATTGGTTTATCAATCCGGGCTTGAAGTCACTGACGGACTTATTGTTGATAAGATGATAGGTTCGTCCACGGAGCCAAAGGCAACGACCATATATGCCGAGTTGTGTGCTGGCGAACAGATAAAGTCACTAAAGCAACTAGCAATGCGTAGCAAGCTCGTTCGTGGCGCTAACGCAGCTGGGTACAACTCAGCTGTTGACCCGTTCGTGGCAGACATCATCCAGGACACAGACCTCGCTCCTTCTCAGGAGTACCAGCCTATGCACGATTTCTATTCGTATGTGTCACGTTTGTACGCTTACTCACGAGGCGGCGTCATACTGACAATCCACAATACGGCTGGTGGTAGATCCATTGCCGTTCACGCGACAGACGATCCAGTGCACCCCACACAAAAGGTGGGTGGCCTTGGCTTTGATGAGTGGTCAATGACACATTTGATTGGACCAGAAAGGACAGACAGGTTGTATATACCTATGTACGGAAAATCATACGTCCGGTACAACCAATCCACATTGAATGAATATCAACCACTATTCTCGGCAGGGCCTAATCTCACCAACGACGCAGGTCTTTCTCAAATGCGCTTCTATGTGACGAACATGGACACCGGAGCAAGCGAGGCGGGGTACAAGATGTGGCGCTCTGCAGCAGATGATACGCAGTTTGGTGGATTTGCAGGCGTTCCATATATGGTCAGGACTGCTCAATTTAGAGACTTAATCGGAACAGGAAACGTCGATTTCAAGGCGAACTCCTTCTTTTTTGAGCAGTCATAGTTTACATGTTAATAGAAACATGTCCCTTAGCGAGGGTCACACGCATTTGTATGTTTTAAGAAACATTCCCCAGAAGTGGGTCACACATAGATGTAGA